CGAGCCTTATGATTATAAAATTAGTTATAAACTAATTTTCCATTGATTATACCAAGTCAAGATCAGAGACAATAACTTTACCGTAGAACTCTGGACGAACGACCTTCTTAGCATATCTGGTCATTACACCACGTCTTGGGGTGAAGTTATTTGGATCGTAAACGAGAGGTGTTTGGATCAACGGAATGTATGGAGCATAAACAGCACCGGTTTCGAGGAAGTTGTTTCCACGGAATCCTAAGAGGATTGCGTTGTCAGTCATATAAGGGTTCTTATAGACTTGGAAACGACTTGCGAATGAACCAACACGGCTTACACCCATTGCGAACTTACCTTGGTCGCCATCAGTACTGACAACATAACCCGGAATTGATTCCAAGATTGTTGCAACGTCTGGTGAACATACCAAGAAGTTAGCACCACCACGTAATGTCAATTGATGAATCTTGTTAGATACTCTTTGGATCTTGTTTCCAAGTGTTTGGAACCAAGTTTGTTTGACATAAGCGGTTCTGTTAGGAGAACTATCTTCTGTTCTTGTGAAGCTAGCTAAACCAGTTGTAGCATTTACGCTCTTGGTGAATTCTGTACCAATCTTGGCAGACCAAGCTTCGGTTGTTTCACCTTCAACTGATTCATTCAGCATGTCAAGAATTTCAAGGTCAATTTCCATTGATACATACTCAGATAAGAGAGCAGTTAATTCTGCTTCTGCATCAATGCTATGATAAGCATTTAAGTCTTGAGCAAGTTCTGGGGTCCAGACAGCTTTCAACTTACGAGTTTTAGCAACAATAGGTTCACTCTTGAGATCAAGATTGACTTCAGGAATAGCAATGTTAGTATCAATTGCTTGTGAAGATTGACCAAATGACTTACCAGCTTCAAAATCACCACGGGTGCTATCGGTTGGTTGTTTGGTGTAGTACAAGGTTTGATTTCCTGTAGGAGCAGCAGCACCAGAAACAACATAGATTGACTGATAGTAAGGTGCGTCTAAACTACCTGTATTAACAGCCTTTGTGTATGTGTTGTAAACAGAAACACCATCAATTTCGAATGAACGAACGGCGTTTAAGTCAACATTTTCTGTATTTGCGGCATGATTCAATGTAATTGTGAACAATTCATTTGCAGCTGCACTAGCACTTAAAGTTGGTTCAAATTGAACATCACTCCAAGAAGCAGTACCAAATGTTGCTGAAAAAGAATCAGAACCAGACAATGAAGAATAAGCATATGATCCTTGTCCATAGAGACCTTTAACAGCTGCATCGGTTGAACCTGCTTTCTTTAAGTTACCACCGAATAAACTATCACCACTTGCATGACCTAATTTACCACCTGAACCATATTTGAAGTCCAAATAGAAAACCAGACCAGAAGGAAGATTCATTGGTTGAACCGATACGAATTCCTTAGCTGCGATTTCAGCAAATACACGTCTTACCAATGGAAGAGCAACGCCTGCCCATTGTTCTGAACTTGCACTTGTACCAGTAGAAGAAGCTTCGTCAAGAAGCTGCTTTGCTTGGTTTTCCAAAAGGATTGACATATGAGCTTTCTCAATGCCATTTGTACCTTCAAGAAGACCTGTTTTTTCCCATTTTTGTTGTAATCCACGGGTTTCTACCATCAATTTGGCTTGTGGATTCATGTTATCACTTAATAATGATTTAACGTCCATAATTTTTTTCTTTCTATAAGTTTTTTAATTTATACTCGCTACTAAATTTATCGAACGATCCCTGCGAGTTTTTGGAATCGTTGAGCCATGTCATTAGCCTGAGTCTCAACAATGAGATCTGGCTTGGTTGATTTAACTGCTTTGCTTGCTAAACCTTCGGTGATAGTTTGGGCAGTTGCATTGGTCTTCTTAGGAGCAACTGATTTGGCACCAAAATTAAATGATTCAGCCAAAACGCTATATGCTAACTTAACTTCACGAATTGATTTAGTTAAGTCAAAAGTATTAATTACTTTCATCTTCTGATCTTCTGTCAGACCTTTGTTCTTAAATAACTTGTTAGTATATAATAACTTAGCATTCAAAAGATTTGTTTCAGAAAGTACATTCTTTAAATATTTGACAGTCTTGACGTGTTCAGACAATTCAGATTTAAGCTGATCATTTTCTTCATTCAAAGCTACTAAAGCGTCTGCCATTTCTTCAAGATCAAGTTCCTCTTCAGCTTCAACTTCACCTTCA